AGTATTCACCGATACGTTTGTTCCACCAGCAGCACCTGATTGACGTAGTTTCATTACATTTTCAAAGGTCACTGGTGTACCTGTAGCCTTCAAAATTCTGACTTCAGCAGGACTTGCTTCTTCTTTCAATGATTGCAAATTCTGCAAAGTAATGGGCAGATTCAAAGCCTGCAACTTCTTGATGTCATCAGGAGTTGCCTCTTTTGCAGGCATCAGCTTCTGCGCCATGTCAAAAAACTTGCTGGCCTGGTCAGGATTGCTGGCAGCGTAAACGTCTGCCAACTTCATGTACTGCTGCGCCTTGAATGCATTAGCTTCAATACCTTCCGGTGCTTTCTGCGACAGAAAATTTGACACATTGGCCTGCATATCCTTTTTGGATTTTGCCTCTTCCATCTTCTGCTTGGCTTCCATGCTCTGTAGCAGATTCTGCTGCGCTGCCGTGTAGCCCTGCTGTCCTGCGCCATAAGCCTGACCAAGCGCCTGACCGAGTCCCACAGGCGTGCGGCTCGGGCCTGACGATGCCAGCAGTTGCATGGCCGCTGCCATAACTCCTTGGTTCTGTAGCTGCGCCTTTTGTTCTGGCGTCATGTACTCGTTTAGCGCGGATGCACCGCCAAACATATCACCCAGCAAACCAAGTGTGCGCTGTGGTGCTGCTGGTGGCGCTGCTTGCTGTGCCTGATTTTGAAGTGCCATATCAGGAACATTAGCGGCTAGATTACCAAGAGGAATTCCCATTGGGTTATCCCCTGGAGCCACTTGATATGGTCCAGAATTTTCTAATAAATAACGCTCCCAATTGGATTGCGGAGATGGTATTTGTGGAACTTCTGCTTGCGTGCTAAGTAAATCTAGTGGAGCAATTTTTCTACGATTTAATTCCATTAAATAATCATATGGGTATGCCATCTTGTTCTCCTTATCCAAAGTATCCAAGCAGACCGCCGATACCAGCGCCAATTGGTCCACCAAACTGGTAACCAGCAGCAGCACCACCCAAAGCACCACCAACCTGGTTACGGTAGTACGGTTGCGTCTGAGTCATGCCAAGGTTGGGTAGCTGACCGGAAAGAGCGCCAGATGAAATCCCCAGTTTCTCCATACCGATGTTGCGCATTGCATCCATCTGAGCCTGCTCCAACTGCTGACGCGCACTTCCAGCTTGCATTGCTGCTTGCGCACCACTCATTCGCAGACCCTGCTGCTGAGTTCCAAGATTACCCAACTGGTTTGCAGCGCCAAGTCTAAACTGAGCGCCAGCAAGCCCAATGTTTTGGTTAGCCAGTGCAGACTGCTGCGCGAGTCCCGCATTGTATTGATTCATTGCATTTATAGAGGCAGCATTAGTTAACTGAGCCTGGTTTTGTGCGCCAGCGCCAAACTGTGATGCTGCATTTCGTGCGGCCATGTTAGTCAAACCGGCTTGCTGGAGGTTACCAACATTGAATTGAGCCATTGCGTTTTGAGCAGCGGCATTAGTTAGTGCAGCCTGGTTCGCTGCACCAGCGCCAAATTGTGAAGCTGCATTTTGTGATGCTGCATTACTCAAACCGGCTTGCTGCAAATTTCCAGTATTAAACTGTTGCATTGCATTTTGAGCAGCGGCATTAGTTAGTGCAGCCTGGTTCGCTGCACCAGCGCCAAACTGTGAGGCAGCATTTTGTGATGCTGCATTACTCAAACCGGCTTGCTGCAAATTGCCAGTATTAAATTGAGCCATTGCATTTTTAGCAGCGGCATTTACCAATGCAGCTTGGTTTGCTGCACCAGCGCCAAACTGTGAGGCAGATGTACGTTGCGCAGCATTCTGCATTGCAGCTTGCTGTTGGCGTGCAAGGTCTTGCTGCTGCGCAGCCATAGCATTGTTGTAAGCCTGCTCATTTAATTTTGACGATAAATTGCCAGCCTCAGTCCCATATCCAATGTTGGTTTGTGCCTCTGCAACTCCTTGGCGCGATCCACCAAATGCTTTTGCAGCACCGGCCTGCTGTGAAATTTGAAGCAAGGATTTTTGACGCTGTTTTTCTAAATCAGACAAAGCATTTTGAGTGACGTTTTGCGAGTATGGGTTCATGTAGCGCCCAATGTCACCCATGTTTGCCTGCGCCGCATTAACGTCACTTGCACCATAACCCATTGCGCCAGCTAATGCTGCTGGGCCTGTTTGCGCTCCAGCAAAATTAGCTGCCTGATAACCTTGTGAACGTGCAAGTGCTGCCGGTCCAGTTTGCGCTCCACCAAAATTAGCTGCCTGATAGCCCATTGCACCGGCCATTGATGCTGGTCCTGTTTGCGCTCCACCAAAATTAGATGCTTGGTAACCAGTTGCACCAGCCATTGCCGCCGGTCCACCGCTAATTCCTCCAACCATCTGAGGTTGGTAGCCTCCAGCTTGAGCAGTTTGATATGCAGCCTGGTCAACTGACTGAATACCTGGGCCATTAAGTCCTGTATTTATCAGTTGCTCTTCACCCGCCGTGTACAGCGGGTTGAACCCTGCAAATTGCCGTACTGGTAATGCACCAGCCACGCTCTGAGCCTGTCCGATGTTGGCTAGATAAGCCTTCTTCAGATCAGGGTCAATGGATGTTGTTGAAGTTGTGCTGCCGCCGCCTTTAGACATATCGTTCTCCTTACATTTCGAGCAAGCCGCGTAGCTTGCCCTTTGAAATCTTGCCCGAGTTGATAGCGTTCATCAATTCGATACCGTACTTCTTGACCGCCTTGTCGTTGATGACAAACTCGCCATCCTTGAGAGTGGCGTAACCGTCATCTGGTCCCATTGGGTCTAGTCCTCCCAAGTTCTGCATGGAGACGTAGCCGCCTTGCGCAAAGCCACCGCGTGTTCCGCGATCACCGCCGCCTGATGCGTCACCATTGTTTCCACCAGTGGCTCTGCCACCACCATCACTGTCACCACCTCTATCTCCGCTACCCCTATCCATTCCAGAAAAGTCAGTGCTGTTTATGGCATCCCGAACTGCTTGCGTGTCTGGTGTGCTGACAAACCCACCAGTTGGTGCTGGATAGTTTCTTCCTTCATTGCTGTAGTTTGGGTCTACTTGGCTTGCCAAATAATTCCCGTACATACCAGTTAAAGAGCCAACTAAAGGAGATACATAGCTTATATTTTTTCCAAGCTGAGATACGTCATATGCATTTTGGCTAGTCGGTGCAATAAATCCTGCTCCTGGTTCTCCATCAGAGGATGCGCCATATTTACCGCCCCCGCCACCAGTAAGAAGTCCACCAGATGATGGTTGATCTACTATAGGTGCGGGGGTCGGAACTGTGGGTTTGTACGGCGTAAATCCTCCGGTGTAGTCGGATGGATACCCAGTAAACCCACCGCTGTAGCTAGGCGGCATACTAGGCTGCGCTTGCTGGTAATTCGCCATGATCTCTGCATAACGATTACGCCCACCAGATGGTTGAGTTGGGATATTAGGTAGTGGCGCAGCAACTGGCGTGTAGGGTTGATATGCTGGAGGAGTGTAGTATTGAGGCGTACGAACCTGCATAGGTACATATTGGTTATCTGGAACGCCAATAGGCTGCGACATAGTAGCGTTGCTCACGCCAGCGGCTGCTGCATCAGCAGGACTACCATACGCTGTCCCATCAGGACCGTACACAATCACTGATGGAGATGCATTTTGACCACCTAGACTCATATCACAACTCCTTAGACAAAATATGCCATTTAGGGACATATCCTTCATCTGCTAAAAATGTCCTTGCCCAACCTTTACGGCCAGCCAAGGTAACTCGCGTGCAACCAATCTGCTTACCCCAAGCCTCGATGTATGGTCGCATCCGCTTGAGTTCATCTAGGTCGCCGCCAGCAAGAAAATAGTGCAGATTCTTGAGTCGCGGATAGACAATGATCTCTGTAATGACTGCGCTATTGACCCCAGGCCAAAGCTGGAATCTGTTTTCCTCAACACCCTGCGCAACATCTTCAAGGGTATGAGTGCCTTCTGAGTATTCTAAGGCGGCTTCAATGTGTTGTGCCAACCGCCAGAAGTCCTCCATTACCGTTTCCCTGCCGACGTAGCCTCCAACCGCATCACGCCAACCCGCCAATCTTCCAGGACATTGCCGGTTACCTTCATCTTGACTGACCGGCCAGAGAATCGGGTATCGGTTGGCGCTTTGGCGTTAAACGGGCCGTAGCTTGTCTCTGCCGATGTCGGGTACATCCTGGCCGTGAATGAGATGGCGACCTCTCCCAGAGTCTGCTCGTCAGGAATTACCGATCTTACGGCCATCACGTTGTCGCCGTTCCCAAGTTCAATCGGACCGGACTGCGCGTAAGGAGCCACCGAGTCGTATGTATATCCGACCTCATGGTCGTAGATGTACCCGTCAGTTCCAACCATCATAGGGTTGACAAATACGCCTCTATCTGTTCCAGCGGTGCGTGCCATCAGTCCGAAATACCATGTACCTTCCCGATAGTTATAGGTGACATAGCTATCACATTCGGTTGAGGATAGTGACGGGTACAACCAGGTCACCTCTCCATAGCTAGAGTTGTGGACGGCGTAGACTTTGGACGCTTGGTTCAGATTCATGTTATTGAATACATAGTCACCAACGTCGCACGTCATAGGCTTGACAAACCCGTCGTAACTCCAAAATCCAGATTGACTCATCCACATTGCGGACGTGTCGATTGCCGCTACAGCTTGCGAGGAGATGACGCCACACCCGCTACCAACCTTCTCAAAGCTGTAGACATAAGGTAGGCCGATGTAGCTGGCAACGTGTGCGTCGGTGTCGGTAAACAAGATGTTGACGCCACGCACGCGCTTGCCGCACCTCAAAGAACCTGGTGTCGCCAATTCAAAGTCACCGGCCTGGTTGGTGGCTGCCGCCGTCCAGGTTGTGTTGTTCTCCTGATCCGACCACTTTACTAAGCGCGGGTTACCCGATGCACCCAAAGCAAACATGATGCGCTCACTGGTGACCATCACCGCCGCGCAGCTTGTCGGTGCGTTGGTGATAACTGCCGCCAGCGTAGGAGTTGTGAAACCTAGTTGCCATTCGTATAGCTTGCCGTCTGTGCTGCTGCACGCAACCAGGTACTCTCCCCAGGTATCCATGCTCCAAGTTGTGGCCGGTACTAATCCGGTGTCAAGACGCGCAGTGCCATACGATAAATTCCCATAAGTGTAGTAACCATATCCGGTTGTGGAGGTGGCGTCAGCGGAACCCGCAGTAAACCCTGTTGGCGTGATGTCCTTCAGAGTACCTCCGACATTCATCGCGTACAACTTGGACTGAGTACCAGCAGCAGCAAAACGTGCCGCGCTGTTGTCTCTCCAGGTGATAAGCCCTCGACACTTACCCGTCATGGCAGACGTGGACTTGACCCGCCACCCGCCAATCGGGCGCAAAGTATTCTCAAACCAGCGCACCAAGTTGGAGTCGTACCAGCGGCCAACCGCCTGGTACTCAGTGCCGTTGCGGTAAACGCCTGGGGGAATTTTGAGAGGAATGAGTGCCATGATTACACCGATAGGTTGGAGACAAACGACAGTGTAACGATGGCCGACGGTACTGCTGGCCTGGTTGGGGAAGTGCCTGCCGGATACTGCTCAATCGACACTCCGACATCAG